TCTAGCTAAGTTTTAAATTTAGTTATGAAGTATATGGAGATTGTAATAGATCTTCAAAGAGTTGAATTAGATCTGATACAGGGATTAAACTGTACCTGTGAACTTTCTATTGTAAATTTTGAAATGATTTGTGCAATTTCTTGTGCTTTCATTATGTTGACCGTTGTGATACACAATTTAGGTTATGCGGAACTTTCTACGGAATTACGCGCTTTCCTGTTGTTGACGGCTAAGTCGAACATTAGTGAAGAGGTATATAAGATTATAAAACCCAGCTCTTGTAGCAGACAGAAAAAGCTGTCATTAAATAACTTTTTATGCAGATTCGAAACTCCTGAGCCAACTTTGTTGGCAATGTGGGTACGAGATTGCCTTGTTGCATTCGTACTCAGTGTGTTGTGTTTGTGTGTTTTTTGTTTTGTGAATTCTTTTTGTTTTTGTGTTGTTGCATGTTTTATTTGTTTAGCCTTATTCTATTTAGGAATTCTACATGAGGGTTTTTCTTTCATTATGAATTTTCTGGTTTTATATGGGCCAATATTGGGTTTGATACTCATACTAATTTTTTGTTTTGCTTTTAGTTTTGTATATACATATTTAGTTGTGAGAATCATGTTATTTCTTGTTGATGAGAATTTCGTCCATCGAGATCATTATTTGAGAAGATTGAAACGTGATATCGCAACTCTTTATGAGACAATGAATGAAAATATACCAAATCATCCAATGATTCCATATTATCATGCTAGTGATAGCGTTATGATTTTGGAAAGTGGAAAAAGAAAAATCACAAAAAGAGAAAAGAAAAATAAAAATTGTGACGTGAAAGTTGAAGATCAAGGTGATGCAGTCGTGCAAGAACCTAAGAAGAGTAGTAAAACTCTATCAAAAGCACAAAAGTTCAATGCTAAATTTGCCAAATCGCAATATCAAGCTCCAGAGATTCGAGTAAGAGACATGTTGGAGCAGGTTGCAAAAACACGAAAGATCCTTTCAAGAGTTGAAGAATCTTTTCATGTACATGGAACTTTCCAAATTAACTTGAAAGAATTCATAGGAGATACAGAGTTTAATGACTATGTGTACCCATGGATGCGTAGAGCCCCTTTTAGCGAAATAGCAGTTATGTTAACGGCATGTTTACATCATGACAGTGAAAATATTAATGATATGTACACAATTGAACGAAGAAGATTAGTACAGGAACAAGTCGGCAATTGGCATAATAGTTTTGATAATTTAGCAACAGCTATATCCATCATTCTAGCTTTTTCACCGGTTTCTGTTGGCATGGTATTTCAGGTAGATGATTCTTTATATCCATTACCAGAAAACTATGTGTATTTTGAACATCGTTCTTTTAGAATTGACACGGCTGATTATGGCAAGCATGCAATGAAGTTAGCACGTGGAGAACTTAATTATTTACATGATTTATTTTCAATGCGTGTTGGCAAGGTTTCATATCAGCAAATTATTGGTGTAATAACTAGTTTACATAGAAAACATGATGGTTCATTTGATAATGTAGAAAAGACTTGTCACAGAGATTTCCGTTAATGACAAACTGTGTTGAATTTGTTAGAAACAAGAAAATTAGTTCACTTAAACAAAAGATTGATAGACCTATATGGTTTATTAACTTTATGCCGCGTGAGTTGTTTTACTTGCAACATGCTGATGGAGATTTTGCTCTATTCAATATGGTTTGTACGAAAATACAATCTTTGCAAGCTCAAATACTTTCATTTGCCTCTGAATATTTAAAAGTTCATGTTATGAATGAAGCAGAACGTAGAGCATTAAAGAAAGCTCGCGTTGAAGTGTTTAAATCCGTGATGAGAACACCAGAAGTGCAATGTAAATTTGTGGCTGGCATACCAAAGAAGGACATTTGTCAAAGTATATATGACCAACAACATGAGTTATTTCACGTTGATCACATTAAGAATCCAGTAGTAGAAGGAAAATATTCCCGTATGAAGAAGACTAAAGTGATTAATCGTGGTCGTATGCGAGATTGCAAGTATACTGATAGTTATCAGTTTGAACCAGAGAGTGGCGTAACAGTTGCTATAACTTCTTTTCTTATTCCAAGCTTGTTAGGTGTTGCGATTAGTTCATATTTGAATTATACCGAGATCACAAAAGTTTGCAAACGCGTAGAATCATATATTCACGAAAAATTTACTGGTATGTACAACAATGTTATTGCAACCACTCAAGTGATGTCTCTAAGTATGAACCATGCAAATCAACGAGTTGATTCCGTGGCAAATACTGTAGAAGAAGTTTTACGTGCATGGACTCCAATGAGTTTAATAAATTTAACACGTGAAGAAAATCCTGTGTTAGTAATTAGACTAGTGGAAATTCACACATTGTTAAACTTGTTGTATGAATGGCAGTTTGGAACAAAAGGAGGAGCTTTAAGATTTGCTTCATACTTTATGTACACACGTTCATCAACATTTGTGTCTAGTGTTTCGAGTTTATGTTCTTATTTTTATCCTACAAATGTAGAGAACGATTTGGAACAACACTTTGAACCCGAAGCAAAAAACTTGGTTGATATTTGTGGACAAATTGCAACATTTTTAGCTTCTAATTCTTTAGGAAACTTTAGTTCCGCTGATCTACAAAGAGCTAATGCTGAATTTGCATATCTCAATGGTAAAAGAAAGAATGTTGAAGACCGCGTTGGAATGGCTTGTAGTGTTATTAGTGTTGTTTCTAGGTTGTTATTTTCTTTTGATCCGTTCAATTACGAATTTCAAAATTTTTCATATAGGGTGTTAATGTGCGTAGACTATGTTAATTCATGGAATCTACGTACACCAACAACAAATGAAGAATTGGAGAATATTGTGGAAACATATAAGAGTTATCAAGATTTGCCAACCAATGCACTAATGAATAGTATTCCTTCATATCTTAAACAATTGTTTACAGTTAAGTTTCAGAAGCTCGAATCTATGGCTTCAGAGGCTAACAATACACTAGTTGGAGATATTAGAAGAGTAGAACCTGTTGTCTTACTTTTAGTTGGGAAACCAGCTTCAGGCAAGACAACGGCTATGAATTTTATAAAGCAAGCAATTGCAAATAAACAAAATAATGGCAAGGTTGAAAACTATTCTATGAATCTTCAAGCAGAGTATTTTGAAGGTTATCGTAATCAAATGTTTGTTACTATGGATGATATGTTCACCACAACAGACACTAAGGAGCGTGCACAAGAAGCTAAAAATATTATTAACATGACCAACTCCACACCGTATAATCTGAATATGGCTTTTGGTGAAAAAGGAAAGAAATTTTTTAATTCAAAATATTTACTTATTACATCAAATAGTTTACGTCCAGACCACAGATTGGAAGCAGGTCTTACAGATAATGAAGCTTTTATGCGAAGATGTCACATACGAGCTTTTAGAGATGAACCATGTACGGGAGATAGTCAGCATGACTTATTTGAAATTACACATTGTCAGCAATTCCCAATGTTTGTTGGGCACAAATTCAATGCTGGTCAACTAGCAAATTTAATGATGCGTGCATATGTTGTACATGAAAATAGATACAATTTGCACACGGTTGATGCAAATGTTTTTGATCTAGATGCTGAACAGTATTCATTACCACCAATTATGGAAGTTGAAAATGGATTTTTGACGTCTATTGATCCTGCTTCATATGTGCGAATGTTTTTTCGTGTTACAAGTGAATGTGCAAACAAGTGGTGGCAAGAAGGGTGGATATCTTTTCTAGTTATTCTGTTCATGGCTTTAGCTACTGTTACTGTTTGTGCAAAGTTGTTTTTTCCTGAGGTTAATTTCGAAGTTGAAACACATGATGAACGCAAACGTAAACGTAATCCAAGAAATAACAGAAGACGTAAAGAGAAAAATCAACGACGTTTAGCCATGGGTCGTGGCAGAATGAATTTAGAAAGTCATGTTGAAACAGAACAAATGCTTAATTCTATATCTAGATGTGTGGTTCACATGAGTGTCCAATATCTAGATAATGATGTTCCTCATACTACAAACTGTGTGGCTCACCATGTCAAAGATAACATTTACATGTTACCTGCACATTTCTATGATGATGTTGATGGTTGTCCAGCAGGGAATCTACAAGTGTATACATGCAATGGTAATTACACTATACCTTTTCCTGAAGAAGAAGCATTTTTTGGACCTGAAGATTTAGATGTTTTGTTTGTTGAGTTAAAATTACCACAAAAGCCAAATGAAATGTATAAATATTTGGTTAGCGAGGAAAATGATCAAATTGTTGAAAATTTAGGAGACAATTGTCCATTGGGTTTACTAGGTAGATCAGTTTCGGGTGTTTACAACAAAGATGTTGTCAAATCTAAAATAAGTAAAAGTATTGAGTATGATTGTGGAGAAAACCATTATTACTTAAGTAATCCTATCACTTATGATGCTTTGACACAACCTGGAGATTCTGGAGCTGCTATTTGTTATGTAGGTTCTGATGGAAGGACTCATGTAATTGGTATACATTCTGGCAGAATGTTAATAAGTGGACAGCGCTTAGGTGCAGCACTACCAATTTCAAAAGAGTTAGTGGATATATTATTTGATACTTTTATACCACAATCATCGCATTTTCCTTTGGAGATTATAGGAACTGTACCGTATGGAGTCCCAATACCAACACATTCTAGAATTAAGAAATCTAAGATGTATGGGTATAAAGGATCACCTAAATATATACCAGCAAAGATGTCCCCTTTTGTGAATAAAGATGGAATTATGATAGATCCTAGGTTGGTTGCCCTTTCTAAACTTAGTCAAGTACCAACACCAGAAACATGTTCCTGATTGTGTCATGGACTATTTATTTCATTTATATCCTCAAGATAGTAGGTGGAATGACATTTTAGATGTTGATATGGCTTTAAATGGTGACCCATCTAGGTACATACCGTCAATAGATGCAACAACTTCTCCTGGATATCCGTACTGTTTGAAGAGTACTAAAGGAAAAACACCATATGTGGTTACAGTTGATCAAAAACATCAGTATGGTGAAGGAGTGCGCGAAGATATATTGCTCAAGAATGATTTGTTACGTCAAGGACAACAAATTGAAGTAATATGGACCGATATGCTCAAAGATGAAACACGCCCAGTTGAAAAAGTCATGAAAGGAAAAACTAGGTTGTTTAGCACTTGCCCATTGGATTACCTAATATTAGTTCGAATGTATTTTCAAACTTTTATGTCGTACGTCCAAAGTAAAAGTGCAACTCATCCTGTTAGTGTTGGCATAAATGTACATTCCAACCAATGGAGTGTATTATATTCACGCTTTACAAAACATGACAATTGGAACATTGTTTCGGGAGATTATGAAAACTTTGATGGAAACACTCCAGCGTTTGTTGCTCGTATATTTTTAGAATACGTAAACAAGTGGTACGATGATGGACCAGTTAATGCAAAAGTAAGAGAATTACTACTAGCACATGCCTTTAACCCTTGCAGACTACATGAATATGTACTATATTTAGTTGCTAGAGGTTTTCCGTCAGGACATCCGCTCACTGCTATTATGAACTCGTTTGTTAATATAATTATGACCTTTACAGTTTTAGTTATGGACTTAGGTTTAAAAACAGATGAGTTTGATATGGCTGTGTATGGTGATGACAATATCCTATATTTTGGTGGTAAACCAAAAAGTGCTAAAGATTTATCAGTGTACTATAAAGCACGCTTCGGTATGACTTATACTCATTATAGTAAAAGTGATGTTGATGTTATTGATAATATACATAGTATCACCTATCTTGGTAGAAGTTTTAGACCATTTCGGTCTTATGTACTTGCTCCACTGGAACTAGAAACTATATACGAGAGTATATATTGGAAACGCGGAACTATGATATCAGAGTTTGAATTAATTTTAAACATGGCAGTAAACATTGCTATGGAGTTATCACATCATCCGCGAGAAGTTTTTAAAGAGGAGCTAAAATTCCTTTTAGCTACTATTGAAGAAAGATATGATGTGTTGCTTCATGCTACATGCTGTCAAAGTGTTAAAACTTATGGATTATACCATCATGACCATTATGGTGTTTTCGGTGAACATCAAATATGTGGTAGAAAACAAAGCACCGCCCTAATCCAGGGTATGGATTCATTTAGTGATTTTATTCCTGAGTCCGGTCAGACTATGACCACAACTTCTCGTAATGAGGAGTTTACAAACCGTGCTGCCAACGATGTAGAAGATACACAAGAAGTGCAGTTAGGTTCATACCAAGATGCCGCTCCAATAGTTTCGAGTGCTGTTGACACTAATACATTGCAATCACCATATGTGGTTACAAATATGGAAGTGTTTACTTTGAATGATGTTCTTAATAGAGAATACGCTGTAGCAACATACAATTGGGCTTCAAGTCAAGGAACCAATACATTGTTAGGATCCATTGACTTTCCGTCAGCTTTGTTTAATCAAACTTTTATAGCAGACAAGATCAAAAGTTTTCGAAACTTTAGAGCAGGTTTGCGTGTGACAGTTCGTTTATCAAGTACGTCATTTAATTATGGCAAACTGATGGTAGTTTATGTGCCAAATCCAACTGCCGATCCGTATTTAAGTTATAGATTGGCCACAGTTAGTCTGAGATCAGGTTTTCCACACATTTTAGTTTCCGCAACTGCAAGTGAAGTTTCTGTTTTTGACATTCCATTCATTTATCCAGATAGGTGTTTAGATTTAACGAGTTATACGCCATCATCTATGGGTAGATTGTATTTTTATGTGTTGAATCCATTGACAAACATTATGGGCGTCGTTACTAATAGTGACATATTTGTCACAGCTCAGTTTGTGGATGCCAATTTGTTTTTGCCATTTGCTGTGCAGTCTGGAAAGAAGCGCGTCATACATAGTCAAGTAGATAGAGTTTCTAATTTCAAGCAACGTGCTCATGCTAACATGGAAGCTGTCCAAAAATCTACTGAAGGTATAATTAGCGGTGTGTTGGAAGACACAACTGATATAGCGGGTGATTTGGCAAATTTGCCATTGATTGCTCCGTATGCTAGTTTGTACAACACTCTTGCACGACCAATAAGTAGATTGATGCGAACCATTGGTTTAGATAAACCAACCACATTAGCTAGGACACAAGTTGGTAAGATAAATCCTTATAGCGATATTGGAAATGCTAGAGGTGTAGACACTTCTGTTAAATTAGGAGTCGATCCAGAAAATGGTATTAGTACACAACCAATTGTTGGTGGTATTAGTACAGATGAAATGGATATTGCATTTATTGCAGGGACACCTACATTTGCGGGCACTTCCACTTTTGGAAACACTACGGCGTTAAATACAGCTGTTACATTGTATAACACTGATTTGAAAATATTAGGTTTCTCATATGCCAATTGGTTAGCGACGCATACCAACTGGTATAGTGGATCTTCAAAAATCAAAGTTTACATAACAGCTTCTAATATGCATGCTGTTCGTGTTGTGTTTTTCTTTAATCACCTAGGGGCTGCAAGTTGGCAACAATGTTATCATCGTGTAGTAGATATTCAAGGTGATACCGAAGTGGAGTTTATGTTACCATATTGGAATTCATCAGTTGTTGCAAATTCACCAACAGGTTCCATGCGTTTGGTATGTCAATTACTGGCATATTCACAGCCACAAGAAACGATTGATACGCCGATATATCTGAACGTGTATTGTGCAATGGCATCTGATTTTAGGATTTATGCTCCAGTAAACAATTTGATAAGTTTGGATCCTTTGCCAGCTGGTTTAGAATTTAGTCCAGCTGATGAGTTTGTTCCGGAATCGAATCCAAGATTGGATTTTCAAAAGGATTTCCAACCAATTCATCCATCAATGACAGGATATGAACAATTAAATTTGGTTATGGGCGAGGAAATTCGCACATATAGGGATTTTGTGCATCGTTACGTTCCTTTACGTCAGTTGGCGGCGACGCCAAATGCATTGTATGAAGGTGCTGGTAATATAGGTACAGGAAGTTATACGGGTTTAGAAATGTATGGTTTGATTTACAGATTTCATCGAGGATCAGTTCGGTGTAAAGCTATTCAAAAAGACGATATCAAACGAGTTGTAAAATATCAATCTGGAGTGAATACTGCTTTTGTTGGTAATACGTTATCAACATCCGTCAACCCAGTTTTGGAATTTGAAATACCATACTATTCTAGTGCCTTGTTTCGGGAAAGTGCTAGCAACACAACCATGAATTATACCATCATTGGTGGAAATACTTTCTTAATGAAAGCTGGAGGAGATGATTTCTCATTTCATTTTCTTTGTCCACCTCCTAATTACCAAATTGGATTTAATGGTAGTTATGGTATAGAAGGATTGTGTTCTTTTATG